AAGCGGAAACCGGGCCCCTTGGGGGCCGACAGGAACAATCTTGCCGAGCCGAAGCCCGGCCCCGCCAACAGCGAGCCGCCGGAATTTCTCGACGACGAGGCCAAGGCCAAGTGGCGCGAACTTTTCCCGGAACTGTCCGCGCTTGGCGTTATCAGTTCGATAGACCGCGACCTGTTCATGCTTTATTGCTCGGCGTATTCCAACTGGAAGCGGGCCAACGATGTGCTGCAACACAACAAGCAGGTGTACAAGACGCCTAACGGCGCGTATCAGCAACTGCCGCATGTGTCCATCGCGCGCGGCTGGATGCTGATGATGACAAGACTGGCGGCAGAGATGGGTATCCCCGCCACAATGCGCAGCCGGGTTCTCCCGAAGGGCGGCGCGGGCAAGGACGAGGACACGGAGTTTTTCGGCTACTGACTATGGCACAAGGAACGCACGATTTTTACTTCGACAAGAAAGCGGCTGCTTCGGCGGCGTGCTTCTTCGAGCGTTACCTCGTGCATATCAAAGGCAAATGGGCGGGCGAGTCGTTTAATCTGGAACGCTGGCAGAAGAACGATATCATCAATCCATTATTCGGCTGCAAACGCCCGGACGGCTCGCGGCAGTACCGCACCTGCTATATCGAAATCCCTCGCAAGAACGGCAAATCCAGCCTGTGTTCCGGTATCGCGTTATACCTGCTCTACGCCGATAACGAACCTTCCGCCGAGGTTTATTCTGCGGCGGCTGACACGAAACAGGCGGCAATAGTGTTCAACGTGGCAAAGAGCATGGCGATGGCCTCCCGGTCGCTGATGTCGCGCGGGCAGGTATATCGCAATTCGATATTTATTCCCCGCACGGCGTCCACTTATCAGGTTTTAAGCGCGGACGCATACACGAAACACGGGTTGAACGCGCACGGGATTATATTTGACGAATTGCACGCGCAGCCGAGCCGCGACCTGTGGGACGTGCTGGCGACCAGCACCGGCGCAAGGGTGCAGCCGCTCACGGTTGCCATCACCACCGCCGGTTTCGACCGTAATTCCATCTGCTGGGAGATGCACGAGTACGCCCGCCGGATAAAAGAAGGCGTGATTGAAGACGACAGCTTTTTGCCTGTGATTTACGCCGCAGACGAGCAGGACGACTGGCGTTCGCCTGCGGTGTGGCGCAAGGCGAACCCGAACCTCGGCGTGAGCATCAGCGAGGACTACCTGAAACGCGAATGCGAGAAAGCCGGTAACATCCCCGCCTACGAGAACACGTTCCGCCGCCTGTACCTGAACCAATGGACGCAGCAGGAATCGCGCTGGATACCGATGTCGGCGTGGGAGGCCTCCGGCGGCGAGGTGGTGCTTGAGATGCTGCGCGGCAAGCCGTGCTACGCCGGGCTGGACTTGTCGTCCACGACGGATATCACGGCCTTAGTGCTGGCGTTCCCCATCAGCGGCGCGGTGAAACTGTTGCCGTTTTTCTGGATACCGGGCGACGACCTGAACGAACGCTCGCGGCGCGACCATGTGCCGTATGAACTGTGGGTGAAGCAGGGGCTTATAAACGCGACGGCGGGGAATGTGATTGATTACGGTTTCATCGTCGCCAAAATCGCGGAACTTCGCAAGCAGTACGTCCTGAAAGAAATCGCCTTTGACCGGTGGGGCGCGGCGAAAATCGTGCAGGAACTTGAGGAACTCGGCGTTACCGTCGTCCCGTTCGGTCAGGGTTTCGCGTCTATGTCAGGGCCGAGCAGGGAACTTCTGCACCTCGTGCTGGCGGGCAAGTTGCACCACGGCGGCAATCCGGTGTTGCGCTGGATGGCTGATAACGCCGTCGTAAAGACCGACCCCGCCGGTAACATCAAGCCGGATAAATCTAAAAGCACCAATCGCATAGACGGCATCGTGGCGACGGTGATGGCGCTGGACCGCGCTATGCGCCACGGCGCGGGGCTGAGCGTTTACGAGACGCGCGGGTTGAGGATTGTATGAATCTGTTTTCAAAACTGTTCAACCGCAAGGGTCGCAAGATGATGAGCATGCAGCAATTCTTCGCCGACGTGTTCCTGCCGATGCATGACACGCAAAGCGGCATAGAGGTCAACGAGACGCTTGCCTTAAACCTGTCCGCCGTCTACGCCTGCACGCAGGTGCTGTCGCAGACAATTGGTTCCTTGCCGCTGATTGTCTACCAGCGTACCTCCGACGGCAAATCGCGCGCCATGCAACACCCGCTGTACCGTGTCATGCATGATTCGCCCAACCGTGAGATGACCTCCATGTCTTGGCGTCAGGCGATGCTGCTGCACCTGTGCCTGTGGGGCAACCATTACAGCGAAATCGAGCGCGACTCGCGCAATAATCCCGTCGCATTATGGCCCATAACCCCGTGGCGGGTAACGCTCAAGCGCATAGACGGGCAACTGGTCTACGCGGTTGCGCTGGATAGCGGCGTGGTGAACGTGCCTTTTGCCAATATGCTGCACATCAAAGGGCTGTCTTACGACGGGCTTTTAGGCCTGCCGCCGCTGCGCGCGGCGCGGGAAACCATCGGGCTTGGTCTTGCGGCGCAGAAATATGCGGCGAAGTTCTTCGCAAACGATGCGCGTCCGGGCGGCGTGCTGGAACATCCGGGGCAGTTGTCGGACGAAGCGTCGGAACGGCTGCGCAAATCGTTTGAGAAGTCGCACGAGGGGCTGGATAACAAGTTCCGCGTCTCGGTTCTGGAAGAGGGCATGAAGTATACCGTCGTCGGCGTGCCGCCGGAGGACGCGGAACTGCTTGAGACCCGCAAGTTCGGCATTTCTGAAATCGCGCGCTATTTCAGAATGCCGATGCACAAGATTTCAGACCTTGAACGCTCGACGAACAACAACATCGAGCAACAAGCGATTGAGTTCGTGACGGACACCATCCGCCCGTGGCTAGTGAACATCGAACAAGAGCTTACGTTCAAACTGTTCACCGGCGATTACTATCCCGAATTTCTGATTGAGGGACTTTTGCGCGGCGATATCGGCACGCGCTACGCGGCGTATGCCATCGGCAGGCAATGGGGCTGGCTGTCGGCGGACGATATCCGAGAACGCGAGAACCTCAACAAGCTGCCGAACGGGCAGGGCGAAACATATCTGACGCCGCTGAACATGGCGGACGGAGGAAACAATGGACAGACAAATCAAAATACTGCCGATTGAAGGCGGCAAAATCACTCAGGAAAACGGCGCGGTGTTCCTTGAAGGTTATGCGAACACCAAAAACCAGCCGGACCGGTACGGCGATATCCCAACGGTGTTTAAGACGAAGCGGGATTACGTCTATGACCTGAAAGAATATCTGAAAAATCCCGTCCTGCTGGTGGACCACGTCAACGCGATTGACCACGTCGCGGGTTCGATGGCTGATATCCGCGAGGACGGCAAAGGGCTGTACTTCAAGGCGAAGTTTTCCACGTCGGATAACCCCGTCGTAGAACACGCCCGCAGGATATACACCGAAGGCCACGCGAAGGGGATTTCAATCGCAGGGAAATTCCATTACGAGAACCCCGACGCGCCGGACCAGTTGACCCTCGCCGAGATATATGAAATCTCGCTGGTGGCGGTGCCCGCCGACCCGGACGCACTGGCCGAGGCGGTAAGCAAAGCGCTCAAGACTTTGAGCGAATCCAAAACACATGGAGAAAACATGGAACCCAACACCCAAACCCCGACGGCGGCAAAAGCTGCCGCGCCGGATATCAACGCCTCGCTGGGCGAATTGCGCAAGACGCTGGAAACGCGGCTGGACGACTGCCTCACCCGCGATAAAGCCGAAAAGCTGGTAGAGGACGTAGTGAACCGGCTGCACCCCCAGACGGGCCGCATGGTGCCGCCGCAGAACCCGGAAGAGGTCATGGACCGCGCCGAGGTGTTCAAATCGTCGCCGCAGAACATTGCCGAAAAGCCGTGGACGTCGGACTATGGCAGGAAGTTCGGCAACATGCGCAACTTCCTGTTGGCGGCAAAGACGCGCCATCCCATGCTCGCCGACGTGAAGGCGGTCATGACGGAAGGCACGCCCGCGTCCGGCGGCTACCTCGTGCCGACGGAATTCTACATGGAAGTCATCCGGCTGCTGCGCGACGCGTCGCCCATCATGCAAATCGCCAACATCCTCCCCATGTCGACGTGGAAACGGCTCATCCCGCGCCAGCTTTCCAACGTGTCGGTCGGCTGGGTAACGGAAGGCGGCGCGAAACCCGTCGTAAACACCGGCTTCGGGCAGCTGGAGCAGGTCGCGAAGGTGATGGCGGCGGTCATCAAGTGCACCGACGAGTTGCTGCGCGATAGCGCCATCAACCTGACGGCGTTCCTGTCGCAGTTAATCAGCGAGTCTATGGCGCTTGAAATCGAGCGCGTCGCGCTGTCCGGCGACACGGTGGCGGGCGACCCGTTTCCGGGCATCCTGACCACGTCCGGCGTGAATGTTACGACCATGGGCGGCGCGACGGTGAACTTTGACGACATCATCGAGCTGCTCTATTCGCTGAATGCGGCGAACTCGCAAAACGCCGTTATCGCGCTCAACAGGACCGGCCTCAAAAAGCTGCTCAAGCTCAAGGATAGCCAGAACCGTTACCTGTGGCAGCCGCCCGTCGGCAGCATCCCGGCGACCATCTGGGACGTGCCGTACGTCATCTGCCCGACCATCCCGAACAACCTCGGCAGCGGCACGGACTGCACCGCCGCGTTGTTCGGCAGGTTCAGCCGCGCGCTCTTGATATCGCCGCGCGAAGGGCTGGCGGTAAAAGTGTCGCAGGACGCCTACGACGCGGGGGACAGCTCCAACGCGTTCATGCAGGACCAGACGTGGCTGCGGTTCACGCAAGCGTTGTCCATCGACGTGGCGCAGCCGTCGGCGTTCAGCTATCTGCTGTTCAAATAGGGAGGCAGCATGAACATCTACAAGGTCAAGAAAGCATTCGGGCATTACGAGGCTGGCGCGACAATCCAGCTATCCGCCGCCGAGGCGGAGAAGTTCAAAGAGTTCCTCGAGCCGGTCAAGGCGGACAACAAGAAGGCCGGAAACGGGAGCGTGAAATAAATGGGATTGCGCCTGCTGCTGCCGCCTGTGGTGGACCCCGTGACTGTCGCCGAACAAAAGGCGTTCATGCGCGTCGATATCCCCGACGAGGACGCGCAAATCGCGGCGTTCATCACGGCGGCGCGGCGGGCGGCGGAGTCCCTCACCGGCAGGGCGTTCGTAACGCAGCAATGGAAGGCGACGTTCGACAGCATCCCGCTCGGTAAGCGAATAGAGCTGCCTGTCGCGCCGGTGGTGTCGGTGGAATCGGTGAGCCTTGCCGACGACAACGGCGTGTTGCACGCGCTTGATGTCGCTGCGTATCAGACGGACATAATCAGTGAACCCGCGCGAATCACGCTGCATACCTACAGCCGTCCGCCGCACTGGCGGCATCGGATTAACGTCGCCGAGGCGGTGTTCACCTGCGGCTACGGCGCGGACGGGACGAGCGTGCCGGAACCCTTGAAACTGGCGGTGCGGTTCATGGCGGCGCATTTCCATGAAAACCGCGCCGCCGTTAGCGACGCCGCGAATATCCGGTTCGAGGAATTGCCGATGGGCGTGCGGTACCTGCTTGCGCCGTACCGGCTGTGGGGGCGGCATCTATGAATCCCGGACTGTTGCGCCACCGCGTAACCGTGCAAAGCCGCGCCGCAGGCGTGGACGCTTCGGGCGCGGCAAATGGCGCGTGGACAGACGCGCTCGGCGGCGCGGTGTGGGCGGCAATCTGGCCTTTGCGCGGTAAAGAGTTATACGCCGCGCAGCAAGCCATATCGCAGGTGGAAACGCGAATCCGCATTCGTTACCGCGCGGGCATCACGCCTCAGATGCGCGTCTTCTGGCAAGGCAGGGTGTTTGAAGTGCTGTACGTCATAGACCCGGAACTGCGTCACGTCACGCTGGACCTGCTGTGCCATGAAATCCACGAGGGTGCGAGTTGATATGGAAAAGGTAACGCTTCAAGGCAAGGATGAACTTATCGCCGCGCTGAACCGGCTCGGCGTCGATGTGCAGGACGGCGCGGTGGATGCGCTGAAGGCGCACGGGCGCGATGTTGCGGCGGCGTTGCGCGACAAGCTGCCGGAAGGCGGCGGCGTGTCCAGTCCGGGCGAGCCGCCGCATTCGCAGGATTCGCGGCAGAAGCGTAACGAGCATACCAAGACGCCCTTACCGGATGTGGACCTGAAAAGCAGCATGCACTGGGCACTAAAAAAGGCGGAACTCGGCAAGGAAATCATCGTCAGCGTCTATGTGCGGTTCAAAGGAAGCAACGCCTTCTACGGACACATGCTGGAGTACGGCACGTCGAAGATGCAGGCAAGGCCGTTCTTCTGGTCGACGATAAAACAGCTTGCGCCTAGCGCGACGGAACGTATCGACGCGGTGATAAAGAAAGCGGTGAGGCGGTTCAATGCTGAGTGATTTTTACGCCTTTCTGGTTGCTGACGCCCGGTTGGCGGCGTTGCTTGGCGGCGCGGGCAGGATATACCGCGACGCCGCGCCGAAGGATATGTCCGCGCCGTACATCACCTACGGCGTAAACGCTGACGGCACGGATGACGAAATCCTGGACGAAATCGGCATCAGGGTGTCTGTCTTTTCGGCGACGGCAGAGACTGCGGACAAGGTCGGCGCGCGGCTCAAGGCAATGCTGGACTTGCAGGACGCAATCAATATCCCGTCGGCGGGCTACAACATCCGCTGGTGCAAGCAACTGGCAGGTTCCAGCATGTTCGAGCATGACACGCGGCTTCATAACCGCGCGTTGGTGTTCACGCTCAAATTCACAAGCAGGGAGGCATAGATGTCAGGCAACAAAAACAACATCGTAGTCGGGCTTCAGGCCGAGAACACATTGAAAGTCGGCGACTACGGCACGCTGGAAGCCGCAGCGTTGGATATCGGGTTCATCAAAGGCGGCGTGCAAATCCAGCACTCGGTGGACTGGTACGACGTCGAGGTGGACCAAGTGCTGGGCATCGTCGACAAGGTGCCCAAGAAAGAGGGGATTGCGCTGAAGTTCAGCATGGCGGAGGCGACGCTGGCGAACCTGCAGGCGGCCTTGGGCCATAGCGGCATCGCGGTATCCGGCACGACGCTGAAGATGACAGATGGTTCGGCGGCGAACTATAAGACCGTGTTCATCAACGTGAAGGCCCCGTCCGGCGGGGCGCGGAAATACACCTTCTGGCGCGTCGTGTTCACGGGGAAGGTGTCGCCCGCGTACAAGAAGGACGGCGAAACGCTGTTCGACGTGGAAGCCGATGTTTTGTGCGACACGTCCAAGACGGCGGACATCCGTTTCGGACAAATCGACGACGCAACCGCGTAAGGAATGATTATGGAAACCACACCTAAAACACTCGACGTACTGATGCCGAAGACGTGCGAAATCACGTTGTCCGTCGGCAAGTTCACGGTCAAACCGCTGACCGTCCGGCAGATATCCGCGCTGACGCGCACCGTCGAGGGCCTTAAACCGCCTTCGGCTGACGTAACGCAGCAAGGCGGGTTCGTGTTCGGGCTTATCGGGCAGCTCGGCGCGAAACTGCCGGACGGATTGGCGATATTGCTGTCCAACGGCGAGCCGGGGCCGGAACTGGCGGCAAAATGCGCGGACATGACCTTGGAAGATACCGCGTTGCTCGCCGATGCGGTGGCGGAGGTTAACGACTTCGCGCGGTTAAAAACAACTTTTTTGGCGGCGGTGGCAAAAGCGTTCCCGGCGGTGAAAAGGACGCTTTAGCCATCGCCTTACGGCTCGTGGCGGCGAAGTTCCCGCAGTACACGTTCGAGGCCTTAATGGACAAGACGCCGGACTGGCTCGAATGGGCGGCGTATCAGGCGGCGATGGTGGACGTGGACTTGTTGCGAAAGGTCGAGGCCGCGCTGGCGACAGCAACCGGCGCGGGGCAGGACGGCACATTGGCGGACATGGGCATAGGACGGAAATAACTTATGTCGAATCAGGCGTTATCGGTTGATTTCGGGTTGAACATCGACTGGAACAGTTTCAACTCGGCGGTCAACTCGGTCAACAAGCTGGATAAACAGGTCGCCAAGCTGGTCAGCGGCGCGGAGGCGATTGCCGGCGTCTTCGCCGCTGGCGGCGTGGCGGGCGCGCTGTTTAACTGGGCCGAAGGCGCGGTGGCAAAGTATGCCGAGATGGAGAAAGCGACGGCGGCGTTCGGGCACGCGATGCAAAACCTCGGCATCACAAGCCAGTCCGCCATTCGCGGCTATGTCGCATACGCCGTCGCGCTGTCGCGTTGCTCGATGGCAACCAAGGAACAAATCCTTGAGACGGAACGACTGCTGGCGACGTTTGGATTATCCGGCGAAGCGTTGAAACGCGCGACGAAAGCCGCGCTGGACCTGTCCGCCGGGCTGGGCGTGGATTTGCGCGCCGCGACGCTGCTGCTCGGCAAGGCGTTCGACGGCAACACCGCGTCGCTGGCGAGGCTGGGCATCCATATCGCCGAGAACACGCCAAAATCGCAAGTATTCGCCGAGGCGATGCGGCAGGTCGAGATGCGCTTCAACGGCTCCGCCGCCGCCGAGATGGACACCTACGCCGGTAAGCTGAACCAACTGCACAAACAGTTTGAGGAATTGACTGAAACCTTCGGACGTGCGTTGATGCCTGTCGCGGTGGAGGTGCTCAACTGGTTCAAGGACCTCGGTACCGTCTTGGAATGGCTGCTGCCTAAGCTCGGCATGTACCAGAACGAGGACGAGAAGCTGCGCGCCCATTTGGAGCGCGAGCTTAAAATCGCGGAATCGTTCCTCGGGCAGTGGGAACGCATCCTGACCGACCGAGAAGGCAAAGGCGGCTGGCTGTCGCGGATGATTGTCGGGCATGGCGAAGAAGGCATAAACGCCGCCAAGGAAATGGTCGCCAAGTACGCCGCCGAAATCGACAAGATAAAGTCGCAGCTTGCCGCTATCGGCAAGTCAACCGGCGGCAGCGCCGCGCCCAACCGCAAGACCGGCGCGACGGACAAGGTCGCCGACGATACCGCAGCGTGGAAACAATACGTCGCTGCGGCGCGAACGGCGTACCAGACGGTTGACGCGATGGCGCGGACATCGACCGAGTTCGAGAAGCTGTTGCTGACCGACCAAGGCAAAAACTACTTGTCGTTCTACGGCGCGGCGAATATCCTTGACCGCCAATTCGCCGCGCAACGCTGCGCGAACGCGCAGGAAGTTGAACGCAACACGCAGTTGGCGTTGGCACAGCTTAAGGCTGACTACGAGGCCGCTGGCAAAACGATAAGCGGCGGGTGGAAGCAGGCGTGCATAGAGATGTCCAACGCCGGGATGAACTGGAAAGGCAACTTCACCTCGCTGTTGAGTAGTTTTGAAACAGGTTTCGCCTCGGAGTTCAAGAAGGCGTTGACGACGGCGCGGGGCGTGTTTGACGCCATAGACAAGTTCGCCACGTCGCTGTTTCAGAGCATCCTGCAAGCGTTCCTCGACCTCATCGCAAAAGTCGTGGCGAAGCTGGCGATATACGGGATTTTGAATCTGTTCACCGGCGGCACAGGCGGCATGGTCGGTAAGCTGTTCGGCTTTGCGGAAGGCGGCCTCGTGCCGGGCGCGGCGGGACAGGCGGTGCCCGCAATCGTGCATGGCGGCGAGTATGTCTTGCCCGCGAGCATCGTTTCGGCAATCCGTTCCGGCATGGCACCGTCCGGCGCTATGCGCAGCAGCGGACTGGCCATTGCAGGCGTGGGCGGCGGCATAAGCGTGTCGCTCAACGCGCCCATCACCATAAACGGCGGATTGGGTTCAAATGATGATGTGCGCTCGGTTTGCGAACAACTGACCTCGGCGATGAAGACCGGCGTAAGCTGGGCGATTGAGAACGCCAAGACGTCGTATAAGGTCGGCGCGCGCCACGACGGGGAGTCCGCATGAACCCGATAACAATCTACGCCCCCGACAATTTGACTACGCCGCTGTTGACGCTGAACGCGCGGTCCTCATTCAAACGCAAGGATGCCGCCAAGTGCGGCAACCTGCGCATGTCGGACGGCAGCCTTGTCGCGTGGCAGGAATGGCAAAAGGTCGAGGGGACGCTGTCGCTGCAGAATGTAACCCAGACAGACCGAGACGCATTGCTTGCCGCCATCGCCGACTACGATTTCCTGACTTTCGCGTTTTTTACGGACTACGACCCGGCACAGACGTATGTGTTCTGCGTGGCGGAGCCGCCGACGGAAACATTCGACCGCAGGACGCGGCTTTATTCGCTGGAACTGTCATTGAAGGAACGCTGATTTATGAAAACGCTAGACCCCGCATCGCAGACCGCGTTCAACTCGCCGAAGCCGAAATATTTCAAGCGCGTGTATTTATACCGCCGCGCTTGGAACGGTACTGCGTTTGCCTATGACGCCGCCATAGACCTGACGCCTGATGTCGCGGAGGTCGGCAAAATCCAAATCAAGCTCGATACCGAAAAATTCAATAAGTGGACGTTCAGCAATTGCACCGTTACCGTGCGCAACGACAAGCAACAATGGAATCCGGGGAATCCGGACGGGTATTTCCCGACGGGCAAGCAGATATTCAACTCGCGGGTGCAGATAATCGCCGGTATCGTGCGTCCGGACGGCACGCAAGACCCGCAGTACGTCTACACCGGCTATTTGTCCGCGCCGCCGACGCAGTACCCGGACGCGAAAACCATCCAGCTTTCGGTGCAGGACCATTTATCCATCTTCGACCAGCGCATGGCTGACGGCACCGGCGGCGATGCGCCCATCGGCACGGCGGTGGCGAACGAGGTTGTCGGGCAGAACTCAGGCACGGTGTTCACGACCAGCCATGTCTGCGTGGGCATCGTTTCGGCGGTATATAAAGGCGCGACTTCCGGCGGCGTCGCCAATGCCACGCTTCTGAACCCGAACCTCGACTACAACACCGGCAGCCTGAACTTGCACGACGCAACCGCGACGATTACGCTGAATTCCAGTTTGGGCAACGGGCAATCGCTCTGGGTGTCGTACGCCTGCTGGCTCGTCGACCAGCGTATCGAGCAGGTTGTGGCGCAAATCTGCGCGCTGTGCGGCGTAACGCAAACCGCTATCAGCCCCGCGATTTTCGCGGGCGGGATACGGAACACGTTCTCGCAGGTGAACCAAGCCGACTTCAGCTTGGGCAGCTATTCCAACGCGGGTGGCTGGGGCGGTCTAATCTACCAGCCGTATTATTACCCGCCAGACAGCGTCAGCCTGACGCTCGCGCCGTACAGCGCAACTTCCGGCAGTTATACCAGCCCGGTAATCGACAGCACGATTGCCTCGCCGACATGGGGCCGGTTCACCGCGTCGTATCTGACACCTGCGCAATGTACGTCGGCATTCTACTGGCGGCAATCGCCTGATGCGGCAACGTGGGGCGCATGGACCGCGATAACGCCCGGTCAAATCTGCCCGGCGACGCAACGCTACCTGCAACTGAAATGGGCTGCGACAGAAAACGTAACCCTGCCGTCGGCGTTTTACGCCGGGCCGTCCGCGTGGGTACAGCTCTATAACTGGCAAATCGAATACTACCTGAGCTATGTGACAATCCCCGTCGTCAACATGACCGGCCTTACCTGCGCGTCCGCGCTCGAAGCGCTGGCCGAGATGTGCTGCTACGAAATCGGCTTCGATTCGACGGACACTTTTATTTTCAGGCCGCGTTCGGACACATCATTGCCGGTGCGCACGCTTACCAACAAGGAAATCTTTTCCGCCGGTATCCAAAGCCTGTCGAGCGGCGCGGACAGGGTGTACACGCAAGTGCTGGTCAATTTCGGCAACTATTCGTCGGTCGTAAACAGCCGCACGCAAGGCGAACCGTCGCCGAACCCCATCGATATCTTCGGCACCATCCAGTACGAGATAGACGGCGGCAATTTCCTGCCGGTGAACACCGCCAACCTCGCGCAAGCTATTGCGCTGACAGTTTACCAGTACGTCAAAGGCGCGCGCCGCCGGTTGCGGCTGCAAACCCGTTTTTTCTTGGACCTCGAACTCGGCGACAAGGTGCAGTTGAAATACATCCCGTTCGATTTGCTCACGCCGTGGTTATGGGGCGACGCGCGGGTGCGCTACGGCAACCGCCGGTTCGTGTGGCACAGCGCGAACTGGCTGATGGCGCTTTTGCCGCTGTACCTCGTCGTATTCCGCGTCGAGGGTATCGAACTTGACCTTGAGAACTGGAACACGGTTTTCGACCTGACGGAGGCAATCTGATGCCGCTGCCGAAACAAATCCACAACGGCGACATGCCGGATGCCGACGACGTGATGGCAAACTTCAACTGGCTGTCCGCCGGAAAAGGCGTCAAAAAAGACACCTATGACAACCTGCTTGCCTGCGCGGCGGCAGCTCCGGCGGAGCCGTTTTTGTGCTACGCGACGGACAACAGGCAGGCGATGCTTTACACCGGCGACAGTTCTATCGGAACGAACGGATTTATCGCGCTGGGAGGCGCTCTATGAAAAGAATACTGTGGTTCGCGTTGATAGGTTTTCCGGCGGCGGCGCAGTCGGCGGGGCTGCCGCTTGTCGCGCCGTTTTCGCTGCAGACGACTACGGCGACAATCAGCGGCAACGCCGCTATCGGAACGTCGACCGGCACGCCGAAACTGCGCATAGCCAAAACGGTGAGCGGCGCGATTTCCGACGACGAGGCGCACAAGGGCACCATGCTCGTCGAGACAAATTCCACCGAGACGAACATGTCCGACCCGCTGCGTACTTTGCGTTCCATATTGACGCTCAACCCCGGCTTCAACCACGGCACGCAAGCGTTGGAATCCGAAATCCGCGTAAGGGGCAACAGCGCATCGCCGACGCAGCACACCGCCTTTTCCGGCTGGACGCTGGCTGACCCCGGCTCAGGCCCGAACAACAGTCTGTGGGGCGGGGACTTCCATATCGGCTGGAATGCCGGTTCCGGCGCGCCAGGCAGCGGGTTTGGTTTGGAAGTGGGCGTCCATCCCGACGTGCAGGCCGCGCCTAACACCGTCGGCGTGCTGATTCACAACCTCAAGAACTGGCCCACCGGCGTCGAGACGAACTATGCAGCCGGAACCGCGCTAAAAATATCAGGACAGTCATACACCAACGGCCCCGGCTGGCAAAACTTCATCACCGCAGACCAAGGCGGCACCATGATGTTTTCGGTGGATAACGGCGGCAACGTAACCGGCCACAACGCTAATTTCGACGGCCCCGTCACGGCAGGCGGTCTCATCAACAACGGCGCGGCGTTATTCCCCGGCACCATCTACATCAATACGCAAGGCTACATGGGAATGGGCACAATGTACCCCGCCACGGTGCTTGATGTCGGCGGCGCGACCGGCATCGGCAGCGCGCATTTCTACCACAACGCCAACGGAACGCTTAACCCTGCGGTAAAGTCCACGGTGGGCCTATGGCCCGATTGGAATTACCTCGTCGACACCGGCGAGACGGATTTTTTCAACAGCGCCCCCACAGGCGTAAACGGCGGTTTTGCGTTTTTCAACGTAAACGGCAACGGCGTTGTAACCGGCACGACCACGATATCCGGTGCGGGAGTGTTCAACGGAAATGTCTCGCAGGCATCGGTGAACCTGTCCACCGTTACGGCAGCGTTGGCTGGCAAGCTGTCCACCGACGGAAGCAATTCGATGTCGGGACAACTGACCGTAAACAGCACCGCCACGATTAGCGGCATCGCGTTCAGCGTTGGCGGCACCGCATTCACTGTATCCGGTGCGAAGGTGGGCATAAACATGGCTCCGTCCGCCAGCCCCGACCCGTTGCATATCACGAGCACGAACGGCGGAGTGCATCTATTCCGTGGAGCCACCAATTCAAACTGGGTATACGATTCTTTTGACCCGTACGGCAGCTTGTCGTCGTCTAACGTCGGATGGCATACAGGTATGCAAGGCGGTTCAAATAACCTCAGCATCTGGCGCAACGACGGTGTCTCGAACATCAACACCATAGACATAACAAATACCGGCAACGTCGGCATCGGCACGACGGGACCGGGGGCTATTTTGCATATCGCCCCGCCATCGGCGCAGCATGGATTGCCTACGGGAGCATCCGGCACGCCGACAGTTTTCCGGCTGAACAATTCAGCATATACCAGTATCGGTGCGGATATGGGACTCAATCAGGCTTCGCCTTATGGCTTCTGGATTCAGCCGCGCGACATGAGTTCATGGACGGCATATTATCCACTGTTGCTAAACCCATTAGGTGGCAACGTCGGTATCGGGACAACCGCGCCGGATACGGGGTTGACGCTTAACCGGACCAACGGCGATTTCGCGTCGTTCTATCGCGGTGCTGGTAAAGTCGGAAATATCGACGGCACGAACAATAACTTCAACTTTTACAGTCCCAACAGCATCAATTTCGGGACCGCGTACAATAACAACACGGTGACAATACTTTCCGGCGGCAACGTCGGCATAAGCACGACGTCGCCTCCGGTATCGCTTTCCGTGATGGGCAACACCACGGAGGCAACCAGAATATCCGGCAACAACGGAACCCGGCTGGTGCTGATGGGCAACGCCAGCTTGGCTTCGGGCGGCTCGTTTACCAACTGGGAAATCGGCGTGCAGGACCATGTCGCAAATGCGCTGGAAATAACCCCGTCCTCGTCGGTCGGCGGCACCGCGTTTACCACGCCGGTTATGACGGTGCTAAGCAACGGCAAAGTCGGCATCGGGACGACAAATCCTGCCCAAGCTTTGGATGCCAACGGCTATGTCGTCGGGCGTTCCGGCGTGCTGGGTCCGCTCATGGAGACCAACACCATAATGCCGTACAGCAACGGTGGATTGTTGCTGGAAACTATGCCGGGCTACACAGGCAATATCGTATTCAGCAGCAACGGCACTGCACCGGCGGAGTCTATGCGAATTGACGCCAGCGGCAACGTCGGCATCGGCACGGCCTCGCCGTCGGAGCGGCTGGAAGTAAACGGCAATATCAAGGCCAGTTCCGGTATGGTCGCCAACACCGGCACGTTTAACGGCGGGATTACGGCTGGCGGCGCGTCAATCAACGGCGCGGCGTTGTTTCCCGGCACCATCTACATCAACACGTCGGGCTATATGGGCATGGGCACGATGTTCCCGACTGCGATTCTGGATGTCGGCGGGAACACCGGCATCGGAACGGCGCACTTTTTCCATAACGCCAACGGGGTGCTGAACCCGGCGATAAAAAACACAGCCGGGTTCTGGCCCGACTGGAATTACCTTGCCGGCACCGGCGAAACCGACTTCTTCAGCAATTTCGGCGGGTTCGGCTTCTTCAGCGTGAACGGTTCCGGCGTGGTAACCGGCACCACGACCATAACCAGCAACGGCAGCGTCGGAATCGGGACGAGTTCACCGGCGCAAATGTTCGAGGTTTACGGCGGCAACGAGAAAATCAACGGCGCGACGTTCTACGGCGCAAAAACCCATGCGCAACTGAAAGCGCTGGCCTGCGCCGCGCTGCCGTGTATGGCGTTGTCGTCGGATTCGCCGTATGAAATGTTTGTCGCAACAGGAACCGCCGTATGCCAATGGCAGAGCCAGCGCAGCGGAGGAGGGCCGTAACATGAGCAAAATCGACGAGATACTTGAACGATTAGCCCGCATAGAAGCCAAGCAAGACGCGCACCTTGCGGCCTACGCGCAGGACAAGGCCGCCGCCGACGGGCGCGTTACGCGACTTGAGCATACGGTTAACGGCAACGGGCAGGTCGGGCTTGCCGAAGAATTGCGAAGCATGAAGGCAAAAATATCATGGCTGGTCGGCGGCATAACGCTGGCGGTCAACGCCGCGTTCCAACTGGCGGTAAAGTGGGGCGCAAAATGAACGACTTCAAACTGACGGAGCATTTCACGTTCTTTGAATTGACGCACACCGGCAAGGCGGAGTTGCAGGAACTGAACCGCCGCAAAGGCCTGTGCTATGTGTCCGCCCTGACGGAGGTCTGCCGGACGATACTGGAGCCGGTGCGGGCGAATTACGGCAAACTGGTCATAGTGAATTCAGGGTTCCGGTGCTACGAGTTGAACGCGACGGTCGGCGGCAGCGCGAGCAGCCAGCACATGCTCGGACAGGCTGCGGATTTCCATGTGGACGGCATGCTGCTGGACGGCGTGTTCGCCTGGCTCTGGAAAAAGTCCGGCATCCCGTTCGGTCAGCTTATAGACGAACAGCGCGGCGGGCAGCGGTGGCTTCATTGCAGCACCGGCGGCAAACGTGAAGTATTGGCGTTCAAAGATGGCAAATACACAAGGTTGGCATAAACAGGAGGCAGTATGGACTACGAAGCGAAGGCGAAAGAGTTGATAGCGAAACTGGGCGCGGTGGCGGATGAAATCAAGTCGGTGAAAAGCCTCAGCGGCGCGCTGGCGGTAGTGCCGGACGTCGTGAAGCTCGTCGAAAGCGTCGGGCAGGAGGAGGACATCAAGGGCGCGGACAAAAAGCAGCTGGCGGTCGCGGTGCTGAACGCGCTCATCGACATCCCGTTCCTGCCGGAGTCGGTGGAAGGCATGCTCATCGGCTGGGCGATAGACGCGGTCGTTGCCGCGCTCAACAAACTGGTCGGCCCGGACTGGCTGGCGAAACTGCAGCTGGCGTGAGGCGAACGAACCCCGCCCGGCCTGAAAACCGGGCGGGACGCCTTCGAGTTATGCGGACTTCATTTGCCTTGAATAACTTTGACGCGCTTGTCGGCATCCTTGACGACGCGCCAGCCTCGGCGCGTGTAGGTAACCATGCGTGCGCGCACGTTCGCCTCGACGTCTTTGCCTTGGACGGCATCACCGGCCTTGTCCCGCACCTCTACGGCGATGTCGCTCACGGTATGCCCTCCGGACATAAGCAGCGGGTCTATGATGGACGCCAGAGATACGACGCGCGGCTGGACAATGGTCAAGGTAACGGCAGGTTTGTGTTCCGGCGTGACGACGGTTTTTGCTTTATGTGCCTTGCCGTCAATCGATTTCAGTTCGTAGTCCGGCCCGCAGCGGAACGTGATTCCGCTGGCCAGCGTCATCACGATTTTACCGTCTTTCTTGCCGGACATCGTCGCCGTCGCGCCGGTGCGTGTCAGGTATTTGTGTCCGATTTTAGCTTCGCTCGCTTTCATATTTCACCTCGTACATTTGGATTCGGGTATTCGCCCGTCCTGAAGGAAGGTACAGCGAATGCGCGAATAAATCAAGGCCCATTAAAGGCCCAATTCTCAGACGGTAAAACGCATTCAGAAAGGCCTTGCATTCAGGGCGAAGTAGCTGTAAGGTTCACATGACGGCAAGAATACAAACGGAGGTTTTTATGAAGACGGCTGAGACGGGCGGACGGGCCAAATACTACGTGACGGCGGTATCCACGGTGCTGCCCGGCACGGCGTTCCGCAACACCATCCGGTTGGACATAGGCGCGTTTGCGGAACTCGAAGACGCGCTGGACTTGGTGAAGCGGCAATCGAACCGCAAAGACGTAAAAAAGGCCAAAGCGCGGATGCAGTTTCTGGTACGGCATCTTGGCAAGACGGTGACGCGGATAAACGTAGAACGCCCGGAGGCGATATGATAATGCAAAAACGCAACTTCTGGCACCGGTACCTTACGGTGGTAATAAACGGCTTCGACATCTACAGCGAAAACCTGCCGCTCGACGGCGAGATGAAGGATTACCTGCCGCTGCTTAAAAAGCGCATAACCGATGCCGCCAAAGCCCTGCCGTGCGCGAAATTCACCGGTAACATCGAGCAGCAATGGTACGAAGGTTACGGCATGCAGAAACGCCACAGGTACGAAACGCTGGACATAGAAACCGGCGAAACCAAAGAATCGGTCTACTGAGCGAGGCGAATATGAAAACCAGAGTGACGCTCGAACTGAACGTAAGAATGGGCAACGTATTTTCCTCCGGCAACGGCCTCATCGGCTATATGCCGGACGGCACGACCTACGCCGACCTCGTGCGGGTCTTCGGCAGACCGCAATACGGTGAATCCAGCGACAGCAAAACCAAAGCCGAATGGGCAGGCAAGATAAACGGCCTCCAGTTCACAATATACGACTGGAAAAGCCCGGTTGACCCGAAGGCCAACACCGACTGGCACATCGGCGGTCAAAGCGAGATGACTGCCACGTTGCTCATCGCATACTTCAAAGCGGCGAAATAACGGAACGATTATGAAAGCGGCACTATACGCGCGGGTGTCTTCGCAAGGGCAGGCGGACAAGGATTTGTCCATCCCTGCCCAGCTGAAGGCTCTGCGCGAATTTGCGCTTAAAAAGGGGGGAAGTGTCGTCGTTGAGTTTATAGATGAAGCCGAGTCCGCGCGTTCCGCAGACCGCCCTAAATTTCAGGAAATGATTTATGCCGCAAAGCAGAAAGCCTGTCCCTTTGATACCGTACTGGTCTGGAAATTTTCCAGATTCGCCCGAAACCGGGAAGATTCAATCTTGTATAAGAAGCTGTTACGCAAACACGATGTTGACGTTATCTCAATCAACGAGCCGATAGACGATTCGCCGTCCGGACACCTCATGGAAGCGATGCTGGAAGCCGTGGACGAGTTCTACTCAATCAACCTCGCCAGCGACACTATTCGCGGCATGAAAGAGAACGCCGCGCGCGGGTTCCAGAACGGCGGCGTTGCGCCTCACGGGTATAAACACATCAAGGTTATAGTGAACGGCAACGAGAAACGTAAACTGGACATCGAGCCGGTCGAAGCGCCGGTAGTTAAGCGCATATTCGAAATGGCCGACAAAGGCTTGGGCGCGAAGGAAATCGTCAAAACATTGGTGGCTGAAGGCGTGAAAACGCGCAACGGACATCACTGGTACAAAACCGCGATATATAACATCCTCACAAACGAAACCTATACGGGAGCTATCGTGTTCAACCGGCATAAAAAGAACGAGGAACACCGCAAGAAGAACGAGCCTGAAAAAGTAATCCGCGTGGAAAACGCGCATCCCGCATTGGTGAGCAAGGAAGTTTTTGCTAAGGTGCAAGCTATGATGAAAGCCCGCGCGCCGAAGATTATGCATCCGCGCGAAGTGTCCAGCGACTACCTGCTATCCGGGATGGTCCATTGCGGCAAATGCGGTGCCAAGCTGGTGGGGAGTTCCGCGAAGTCCGGCAAGTTCTTTTACTACGCCTGCCAGAATTACCTCAAGCGCGGCAAAGGCGTATGCGACTGCGGATTCGTGCCGCAGGCCAAGCTGGAAGCGGCGGTTATAGACCGTATCCGCGAGCGCGTTTTAACCAAGGCGAACATCGGCAAGCTGGTGCAGGATATCAACGAGGAGTTGCTGGCATCCAAAGGCTCGATGCGCGACCGGATAAACGATAAGGATTTGCAGATTGCGGACGCCCACAAGCGGCTGCAGAAACTCTATTCCGCGCTGGAAACGGGGCAACTGGAGCTTGGGGACCTCGCACCGCGCATAAAAGGACTGCGGACGCAGATTGACGCGCTGGAGGCCGTAAAGGCCGCACTGAACGCAGAATTGAACAAAGAAACGATAACCATATCGGATGACGAGTTAAAGTCCTACCAAGAGGAACTGAACGGGTTTTTATTGAAATCCGCGATAACGGAGACAAAAGCGTTCCTGATGAGCTGGGTTCAGCGTATCGAAATGGACGGGCACGGCGGGGGGAAAATACTATACAAACTGCCCGTGCTGCCGGGCGCATTACGGACGGAAGTTCTATCTTTACGAAAGAGTGGCTCCCTTCGGCAAACGGCAAACATGTTTCAGAAACAGTCTGCCTTCTCGTCGACATGTACCGCTACAAACAGAAGCACGCTTCCAGGATTGCACTTGGAGACCCTCCCCCCGGCAAGCCGGTCAAAGAGAATCCGATGCCTAAAAACATCATCGCGCTGGCCTTAA